GATCAAGCCGGAATCACGCCTGTGTTTTTCCGCATGGCATGGCCGGCAGAGAAGCTGCAAGTTGTCCGGATTGTATGCGATGTTCCAATCCTGCCAATTGTCATCACTCAGCGGTTCAATGTGGTCTACGTCAACGCCAGACTCAATACGCCCTTGCCGCAGACACTCCTCGCATAGACCATGCGCCCGCTGAATCACGTATTGCCGTACTCGTTCCCATTCGGCTGTTCGGTAGACTTGTGGAAATCGCGCCATGGCATTTCACTCTCGCATAATAAAAACCGCCCAGCACTCTGCCGGACGGCTCGCCTATGATATCAAAATAGCACATTTTTTACGTCCAAAAAGACACTTTTTGGTCACTCACCACTCACCAACCAATTCCGCTATCCTGCTCAGGAACTCCCTTCTCCACTTTTTCGCACCGCTATGCGACACACCCGCCCTAAACGCCGCCTCTTCGGCCGTCAACCGTGGCCGGTGAAAATATCTCAACTCAGCCCATTTCCGCCGTTCCGCCGGCAGCTCTTCCAACGCCGTCTCAATCGCCTTCACCCACCGGCGCATACTTTGCAGCAACGCATAATCAGCCATCTCAGTCATACTGCGAAAAGTCGGATTAGAAACTATGCCTTTCCCAAAAGTGCCCGTTTCGTTCAGCGTACGGGCCGGCAGCGCCATCTGCTCTTCAATCTGCCGAATCACTTCCAGCGTTTGTTTATAGTCAAAAAGCTCTTGCTCAATCTTGCGAACTGTTTGTGGTCTTAAATAATGTTTCACCATTGTTTTTCCCCCAAACGCTTCGATAGCAGTCATAACAAACGTGAAGAATATTGCCGTTAAACTTGTTCTTCATCGTCAAATGAGCCCCATTTTCACCGCATAAATCGCAAATTGTTTTGCTTAAAAGCTTTGAATAGCACATTTCACATAACACCACAGGTTTTTCGACCTGTGGTGGCTCAAGGAAAAAGTCCTTGCCATCCCGATTAATCTGCGTGCCACACTCATCACAGCTGGTCGGAAACATCTCTATGTCATCTTCATCATCAACATCATCCAGGTCCAGTTTCTCTGCTTCATACAAATCCGGTGTGATAACCAATGTCACTTCCTCAAATTCTTCAGGCTTTGCTCCACGAACAATCGACATATCAGTCACGACATATCCCCGATCTTTCAGCAAGTATGCCTTAACCGCTCGCTTCACCGTTTCTCCCTCCTTCGCATCATCTACGTAATGTTCTACTCGTGCTTTAGGTCATACTCTCCAACTTTTGTCAAATATTCACACCCGCAAAATGCACAAGATATATATTCTGCATCATCGATGTCTTGCGAATCTACATAAGTAAATTTATCGCAATTACTACATACAAACATTGTTATATCCTTCACTTTCTTGCTCACCCCGTTACACTTTATTGGTCTATTGCTCAACTTTTCGCTCAAACAGCCTTGCTACACACTCAGCGTAGCCGGCGACATCGACAAGATTATCCCGCTTGTGCTGATGCCTTTCCCTGGCAAGTTTAAGAAGAATCATCATTGCACCAACGTCTTCCGGACGAATCGGCGTACCGAGGTATGCTGACCACAACTCGGCAATTTGAGTAAAATTATCTTCAGGTGTGCCATAACTGACCTGTCTGTCGTAAACAACGTTCTTTGCCTCATCCAAAATGACGCTCACTCAAACCATCTCCTTCCCTGGTACTAAGCGACTGCATCGCTTGCACAAATAATACTTTCGCTTCCCAGACTCCCGCCGCTCATACCACTCACCCGGTTGGATCGTCGTTAAACAACCGTAACATTCATGCGATTTCAGCGCTTTATAAACCGCTCCACCAGACACCTCATAAAATGCATACCGTCGATGTTGGCCGCGTAAACTCAACCCTCGACAGTGATTTTTACCATCAATCATCTCCCTTTCTCTTTTGATGTCCGTTCCCATTTCTCCTTCACACCACTTTCTCAATCCTGGCCTTCAGCGCCTCGATCAGCGCCTGCTGCGTCCGCGCCTTGCTCTCCAGACGCTTCGCGACCTCTTCATCCATCGAATCCCGGACCATCAGCATGTGCTCGATGACCTTCTCCTCCTGCCCTTGCCGATGCAGCCGCTTCTGCGCCTGCTCATAAAGCTCAAGGCTCCACGGCAGCGTGAACCAGCAAATGTGGTTTCCACCGCGCTGCAGATTCAACCCATACGCCGTTGACGCCGGGTGCGCCAAGGCAACGTGGATTTTCCGGGCGTTCCAATCCGCGTAGTCCTGTGGTCCTTTCAGCTCCCGGACCTCGAGCCCCCGCATCTTCTGCCGCAGCGCCCGCAAGATCCGGTCCCGGTCGTGCTGGTAGCCGTAAAACACCAGAAGCGGCTTGCCCTGCATGCTTTCAACCAGCTCCAGGAACGCCTCGATCTTCGCATCGTGGATCTCATGCACGTTTCGCTGCTCATCGTAGACAGCGCCAGCGCAGAATTGCAACAGCTTGTTTGTGACGGCCGCGGCCTGCGCCGCCGTGATGACTTCACCGTCCAGCTCCAGCACCTGCTGCCGCTCGAACTGCCGGTATGCCTGCCTGGTCTTCGCGTCCAGTTCGACCGGTATCCGGTTCTGCACCAGCTCCGGCAGCTCCAGATAGTCTTCCGCCTTCATGCTGATGCAGATGTCCTCGATCGCCGCCCGGATCGCACCCTCCGCTCCGATTTTCGCCTCGTATTTGTGAAAGTCGCCCCGCGGTACTTTGTCAAAGAATCGGGTCCGGAACTGCTCGAACCGGGGATACAGCCGCTGACCCTGATCCAGCAGATACACCTGCGCCCAGACATCCAACAGGCTGTTCGGCGCCGGCGTGCCGGTGAGGCCCAACACGCGCTGGATCTTCGGCCGAATACGCCGCATGGCCTTGAAGCGGTTTGACGACGGATTTTTGAAACTGCTCAGCTCGTCCAGCACCACCATATCGAACGGCCAAGCCTGCCTGTAGTGATCCACCAGCCATTGCACGTTGTCCCGGCTGATCACATACACATCAGCCGGCGTTGCCAACGCCCGCAATCTCTGCCGCTCTGTTCCCAACACCGTTTGCACCCGAAGCAACCGCAGATGTTCCCACCGCGCCGCTTCATCCGTCCAGGTCGCCTCAGCAACTTTCTTCGGCGCCACCACCAACGTTTTCCGGACGACAAACCGGTTGTACATGAGGTCGTTAATGCCGGTCAGGCTAATCACCGTTTTGCCGAGGCCCATGTCCAGAAACAACCCCAGGATTGGATCCGTTACAATACGGTGGATGCAGTACCGCTGGTACGGATGCGGTCTAAAGATTTCCCGCGGTGTCGTATCTACCTGCAACAGTGTCATGCTCTCAACTCCCGCACCAGCTCGTCCACCCCTTCACGGCTGTCAATCACCCGAACATCACAGCCCAATGCCCGCAGGCGGTTCTGCTGATGTTGCTGCAGGGCCGTCGATTTCCGTCCCGGGGCCTTCAACTCTACGAAAACTATCCGGCCACCGGGCACAATCACAATCCGGTCTGGAACACCGCTGTTCCCCGGGCTTACCCACTTCAAGGCCAGCCCGCCGATTTTCTTCACTTCATCTCGCAAATAGGCTTCGATGGTTCGCTCTCTCACGGCCAAACCTCCCGCAGTTACTTTCCTCGCGCGCGCGTATGTATATATCGCGCGCAGGCGCGTTAGAGGGTATATATACTGTTTACTTCTTTCTTTTATCCTTTTATAAAGAAAAGAAAGTTACAAAGTTACAATAGGCTTATAAATCCAGTATCGACGCGGGTTTTAGGCTGTAACTTTAGACGTAACTTTGTTGTAACTTTCAGCCTCAAAGTTACATTTTCCGTAACTTTCCAGTAACAAAGTTACATCAAAGTTACAGGGAAAGTTACAAGTTGCAGGGTGGTCATAGCTAAACCTCCCGGTAAAACCCTTTTTGTACCCCATAGGGGCCGCACCTCATGGGCACCGGCTTCCGGCTCCAACCCGGCAATCTGGACAAAATGCTGTTGATCTCTACAACCTCTGATCGCTTTAGGTGCTTTAGATCCCCGCCAAAACACTCCACCCATATTTCGGCGGCGCACACTCGATCCCTCGGTACCGTCTCGCCTTCGTACTTCTCAAATTCGGTCGCCCAAAACAATCGCCTCGAAGGTATATCGCGTTTTTCCCAGCCAATCGGCACAGGCCGTTCCACAAACTCGCGGATGAGTCCCTCCTTGGCATTGCCTTCGCGATGCTCTTCCTGCTGCTGTTTGGCTATTTCCTCGGCCTCTCCAGTGAGAAATAGAGGCTCTCCTTGCTGCCAGTAAACGAAAGCTTCGGCATATATTTGGTCCACTTCACGCTCCAAGTCTTCGAAGACGGACTTTTTCGGCGGATGCAGCCCGACATCAACCGGCCAGAAGCGCCGGTTCCCGGTGGCGTCCCGGAGGAATTCATTGTCATTGGTTGTGCCCCAGAACACACACCGCCGCGGAAAGGCGGTCGTCCGCCGGCCGTACGGCTCCCGGTAGATGTCTTCCGTGCGACTTAAGAACTGCTTGATGGCGTTAGTTTCAGACTTGTTGAAGCCCTGAAGCTCGGCAATTTCATTGATCCAGATGCCTTGAATAAGCTCACTGGCTTCCTTGCCCTCGAACGTGGTCAAGCTGTCGCTGTACCACTTACGGCCGAGAATACGGAGGAACGTTGACTTTCCGATCCCTTGCGGACCGACCAGAATCGGCATGTAGTCGTATTTGCAGCCGGGCTGCATGGCTCGGGCAACGGCCGCCACGATCGCTTTTCTGGCGACTGCCCGGGTATAAACGTTGTCCTCAGCGCCCAGGTAGTCGATAAGCACAGTATCGAGCCGTGGAACACCGTCCCAGGACAGTGATCGCAGGTACTCCTGCACCTCGTTGTACCTGTGCCGGTGAGCAACGATGGCCACGGCGTCGAGTACCTTTTCCTTGCCGGTGATGCCATATGTGCGTTCCAGGTAATGCCGGAGGCCCGCGTCGTCGACGTCGGTCCACTGCCGGCGCTCCGGGCGCGGGTCCCAGGGCAGAGGGCCGAGGGCCATGCCGCGGATGGCGAACTCGTCGTAGGCGATCTTGCCGCGGAGAAGAGGGTCGTGCTCCAAAATGATGATGATGTTGTCCGTCGTTTTGGTTGGCCGACCGGTGGTCGGTGATAGCTCCAACTTTTTGATCCAGTCTGTGTCGTGTGCCTCGGATGCTTGCTGGCCGGACTGCTCAATTGTGTTCTGAAAAGCCTCGACCGCTTTCTCATACCGCTCTTGTTGCATAAGTGCCGCAACGCCAGCATCCTGCAACGCGAACGCGACCATCGCCGTGTAGCTCGGCAGCCGGTTGGTCGGCGTCCCGGGCGCCGCATCGTCGTCCAAGTCGCCGAATTTGTGGATTCTAACGAGGTCAAAAGCATTGACAAGCTTTCCAGAGCACGGATCCGTCGCGTGATGGCTGTAGAGAAATTTCCCACCGTCATACACCACGGCGCCTCCGGTTGTCGAGCCGGCCGTATACGTGTAGCGGCCAGGCGGGGTTCCGTCATCCGCCGGCTCATACACACCGGGCAGAAATGTTTCAATGGCACTGTGGATGTCATAAATGCGGCAGAAAGCCCCGACGACGCCCGTCTTCGTTAGCGGGTCGCCCTGTTTCGCGGCCAGGCGGACGTGCTGCTTTTCTGTGCCGGGAATCTGCGGCCAGCTCGTCCAATCGCGCCAATCCGCGTAAAGCGCCAGCATGCCGTCAGCGGACAGAAACGGTTTGTCGCCGTAGTAGAACACGTATTGGCTGTCCGCGCAGCAGCTGGGCCAATACATGAGCCGGACGGTCTGAAACGTGGTCGGATCGCACATGCTAATGCCAATCATCTCGGCCAGCTTGCGGGCGATTGGCTCATATTCATCCGGTGTCATGGTGCGGTCCGTTGGCACAATCAGGCGAAGCCGAGGACGGTCTGGAGAGTGTTTGCGTGTGCTGTATACCACATAGGCGCAGCCCAGGCCGTCAATTCGGCGCAATACATCGTCGGTCATGAATGGCGGAATGTTGTCCATGTCCAGCGTAATGAGATCACGCCCGGTAACTGCGTTGGCCTTGCGGCGGCCGCCATTGAGCGCGCCGCCGACAAAGCCGCCGATGTCTTTGAGGTCATCTTGTTGGCGTTTCGGCAGCTTGAGGTATTCGGCCAGTGTCTCCGTGCCACGCACGGCCACGCGTAAGCGTTCGATGAGTTCTGACCACCAGATGGTTTGGTTTTGCCAGTTGGTGCTGTGCCGATTGCCGGCCGTAGCTATGGTGAGCTGTCGGTTATACAATATGGTCATGGGAGCACCCCTGCCTTGATGAGTTATGCAGACTCATCCTGAACGAGCTGGATCAGTCGATCTACATACCAACGAGCCTTTTGCAAATCTTCAAGGCCATTTTTTCGGCTCCAGCGCCAAAGATATTTGATCGCTGCACCGGTGCAGTACGCTAAGCCGCCGGTGAGTCCCACTGTAGCTGACTCGATCGCCTCAATGCACTCCACTTTTCCTGCCGTGTAATGAGCTGGATGGTTGATTGGGTCATGCGCAGTGTGATTTCCCGGCGGTTCGATGATGTGTGGCATTTGTTGGCGGAGCTTTTCAAGTTCTTCACGGAGCTGCTGATTTTCCGCCTTCATGTTGTCCAATTCAGTGCGTAATAGGTTGAGTTCATCTTTTTCCTGGTCAGTTTGTTGGATCGATTCCTGTGACTCCATGGCTGTGTGTTGCTCCTGTTTTGGTTCCTCGGAAGCGGATTGTTCATGCGGTTTATCGGATGTTGCCGTAACTTCCTGCTTTGCTTTTCGCCGATTTGCCAGAATTTCATCCACTTGCTTGCGAATGCCCCATTTTTTGATCAGATAATGACCGTATCCGGATGATAGCCCGTGTTCTTTTTCGATTTGGGTAATTGTCTTGCCGAGCGTCAACTCATTAAGAAATTCTTCAGGTGTGATCGTTACTTTGCTCATGTCGAAGCCCCCTTCCAATTCGATGCCGATGCATCTTAGCTCGTGTCCGATTGGGCATTCGTTAATGCAATAAAGAAATTTTTTCCTGTAATCTTTGCCATTGCCTTTGGGATAGTCAGGACAATTGTTACAGTGGGTCGTGCGTAAGAGAGTTTGTCGTTCTAAAAGTTGTAATCGTTTCTGTTTCTCTTGCTGCCGGTTTCGCATTTTTTACACCCCGGCTTGGACAATCTCAGCGAGTGCTTCTCGGTTGAGGACCTTGATACGAGTCCCCTTCATTCCGAGCGATTGTGTTTCAATGACGCCAGCTGCGCTCAGTTTGCTCAGCACGTTGACGATAACAGAGCGAGTAATCCCGACATCATCTGCAATCTTGCTGGCAATCAGCACTTCTCCGTTCTCCAGCTTGTCAGCAAGCACGACCAACGCATACCGTTCCGAAAACGTCAGCGCTTCGATAATCCGCTTTGTAGTTGTCACAACTTCCATGATTTCAACCCTCCTTCATGTAAAAATCGCTGGTAAATCCATCTGCATCGAGCGGTAACCCCGGTGCCCAGGGGATCGGCTCCCGCATGATAGCCAGCATCTCCTCCAGCCGGTCTCCTTCCACTTCTGCTACGATCTCGTCGTGCACGTGCATGACGATCTCAAAGCCCGCGGCATCGAGCTTCATCATTGCGTTGGCCAAACAATCCCGGCTGATGGCCTGCACGATGTTCTCGGTAAGTTTCCCCCCGTAGGTAGANAGAACGGTCCATTTGCCACCTTCAAGGCCATAGTAATGTACCGCCGGCCGGCCGAATTGGTTCTCAACGATGTGCGGCTGCGGATAGAAAAGCTTACGTCCGGATGGAAGCCGGATTGTCATGAAATCTTGCCCGGTGCGAGCGTCCATCTCCCGGGCGATCACCAATCCGCGGAGGCCTACTGCCTCGCCGGTCTGGACTGCGTGAAGTGCGGCTCCTTCGATGTTGCGCCAGAACTCCACGATGGCGCGGTTGGAATTTCGCCAACGCTCTACGATTTCGGGCAGCTCGTCTTCAGAAAGGCCCATGTCCAGCGCGCCCATTGAAATCAGTGCACCGACACCGCCCTGGTAACCCAAGGCGAGCTCCGCGATTTTACCTTTTTGTCTGAGCTCGGAGCCTTTTGTGATCTGTTCTATTGGCACGCCGAACATCTGCGACGCTGACGCCTCGTAGATTTTGCCGTGGGTACGGAACACGTCCAGTCGCCACTGTTCGCCGGCGAGCCATGCCAGGACGCGCGCCTCGATCGAACTGAAGTCGGCAACATGGAGGGTCGTAAATGGCCGGGCGATCAGTGCCGTGCGGATGAGCTGCGACAGCGTGTCCGACAGGCTGCCGTATAGGATTTTCAACGCTTGTGCGTCTCCTCGTGCGACATACGCCCGCGCTAGCTCGATCGCCGGCAAACTGTTTCGCGGCAGGTTTTGTATCTGCACCAGCCGACCGGCCCATCTACCGGTCCTGGCTGCGCCATAGAATTGCAGCAGCCCGCGGATTCGGTCATCGTCGCAGACCGTCTCACGCATGGCCGCATACTTCTTGGTACTGCTCTTTGACAGCTCTTGCCGGATCTCCAGCACTCGCCGGGCCTTGCCCGGTTCAAGCCGGTCGATCATTTTGGCGACGGTTCCTTTTCGAAGGTCAGCCACTTCTTCGCCCGTCTCTTCTTCAAGCCATTTCGTGAGCTGCTGGACGGACTTCGGGTTTTCAATGCCTGTCAGCTGCACAGCCTCGGTGATGAGCGTGGCCGTCTCCGTGTCGAGCATTTGGATCGCCGATTCAACCAGCTGGCGGTCGCATTGCACGCCGCGCTCGTTGATCGCTATGTCAAGTCTCCAGAGCGCCCACTCTTGATCCGGCACTGGGAAGGCATCCAGTTTATCAGCGATGGCCATTTCGGCCACCACGTCGCCGGCGTTGTACTGCTTGAATAGCTCCCACTTCTCCGGCTCGTGATGCGGCAGTGTGCGCGTGCGGTAACCGTTTGATTTGGTCGGCGTCTGCGGCATGCAGAACGTCCGAATGAGCGCGCTGCCGACGGACATTTTTTTCTTGTCGGCCGGGATTCCGAGCGCTTCGCCAGCTTTTTCCAGACTCCCCGGATAGCCGCAATAATAGGCATGGACCATGCTGCATTTCCATTGCCAGATCCACTCGAGCAGTTGATTCCGCGGCAGGCCGAAATGCCGACCAAGCGAGTACCATTCAAAAGCTGCGTTCCAGGCTCGCTTCTCCACGGCCGGATCAAATAGCGCGCGGACAACGTCCGGCGGGATGGTTTCGCCCTGAGCGAGATCTACGACGTGTACAGGACTGCCATCGAGACTGTATGCGAACAGGAGCACTTGGAAATCGGGGGCCTGCACATACTTGTACAGGCCCGATTTCGTCAGGTCGACGCTGCTGTAAGTCTCGATGTCCACACTCAGCCGGCTCATATGCCGTAGATCCCGCCGCCCAGCGGCTGCCCGGTGATCGGATCATACTGCTGTGGAACCTGCGGGGCCGGTTGCGGCATCGTCTGCGGCCCGGCCGGCGGCTGCGGAGCTGCGGGCTGGCCGTAGTTGGCAGGCGTGCCATACCCGGCGGCTGGCGCTGCAGGCGGCATGTACGTCCCCGGCGAGCCGGATGCCTGCGGAGCGGCCGGCGCCGGACTGGGAGCTGGCGCGCTGCCGAATGCCTCCTCCGCCGTTACGCGGCCGCCGAGCGGTTCGCCGTCGCGCAGGATCTGGACCGGGCCGAGGCCTGCGCCGATCCCGCGGTTGCNGCTGTTCGAATACGGGAAGAAGTTCACATGCACTCTGCCGTAGACACCCGAATACACCTTCGTCGGATCGAGGATCGGATTGAGTTGCGCGTCGACAATTTCTGGTTTCTGCTTGCTCGATGCCGTGAAAACCCAGTGACCGCGGCATTCCGGTCCGAACGGTTCGCCGTTGGGCCGGACTCCGTCACCGTCATGGATCGGATGTTTGAGCGGCGGCCGAGCACCGTTCCACTTTGTCGTAACGCCCAGCTCGTATGCCGCTTGAATTGCTTGCATGATGCGCTGATAGGTCACCTGGTCGCTCTTCGGCAAAAGAATCGTTACGCTGTATCGCGGTTCGCCACCTTGCTGGTTTGCTCTCGGTTGCAGAAGGTTCACGTAGCTCAATCGCACTTCATTTGTTACCACACTTGTCGCTTGACTCATTGCCTCATCGACTCCTTTGCAGATTGATTTATTGAGCCTCAGCGGCGGAAAACACCACTGCTGCTTTTGTGTAAGCAGGACGCTTGTCCTCGATTGGTGCGAGCGTCGGTTTGCCCGGCTCTTTTATCACGTACCCAGGCTTTTCGAGCAGTTTCCGGTACAGTTCTTTGCCAAGAGCTTTCTCTATTTGAGCCGGACTGAGCGGCCGGCGTTCGTAAAGGATTTCCTCGGCGATGCCAGCGGCCTTCAGGGCTTCGAATGCCTTATCAATGTCGGCATATACCCGAGAAGATCGTCCTTCGACGGCCTTCCAACCGGGTACTTCGCCACCGTCCAGGATGTGCGAAAGCGCAAGGTCCTTCAGGTCGTTGTACCAGCTGACAATACCTTCAGCTTTTCGAAGCACCTCGCCAACCTCATCCCAGCTGATGATAGGCGGCTTGTGCGGCATGTGCTCTGCAGCAGAGAAAAACTGTTCGATGCGAGCCCGGCATCGCTCTTTGGCCCGGCAGAATTCACAATGCGGGCCGACAACGTATTCGCCTTCGCCAGCGTAGGCTTTTTGAGCAATTGGAGCAATTTCGGCCGCCCATCTCTCCAGCTCTTCGACTGTGATCTCCTCTTCCTGTGGCTCGTCGTAGACCCGTGGTTGGATAATTGCCATCCGCACTCGGGCCACCGGGAAGATGCCGGCCACAGCCCGAAGCGCGCCCAGGGCGTAGAGGCGCATTTGCTCGTTGCCCTTGGCGGCCACCGGCTTGCCCTGGCCGGTTTTGAGGTCGGCGATGACAAGCAGGTCATCACCGACCGCGATAAAGTCCGCCGTCCCGAATCCTTCCGGCGCTACATGCGAATAGTCGACGCGGGTTTCGATCAGCACATAAGGCCGCGAGCTGAAAAGCATTTCGACCGATTTACAATAGTCCACAAACACATCGACGATCTTTTCCAACTCTGGCGTATACAGTTCGTTTTGGCGGAACTTTCGCATGACAGCTGCAAATTTCTGTGACGTAATTGGCTCGATGAAGTGCTTGCGGAGCTTGACTTCGGCCATCTCATGAGCAAGACGGCCGTAATCAGCATAAGACGATTGCCGTTCCGGCAATGTTTCTTCAAGTCGGGCACTCGGCGTGCAGCGCAACCAGCGGTGCGCGGAGCTGGCAGAAAGGAGTGCATGCTCTCGATTCGCGTGAGACCCAACTGTCATATCTTCGCGCCCCTTTGCCGCAACACGGCCGCATATTCGGCATAACGCTCTTTTGGTAGTTGGTTAAGAGCCGTGATACCAAACTGGTTGAAAATCTCGAAAATGTTGTGCCCGGCCTGCTGCAACTGCATGGTGGCCGTAGCGAGTTGATTGAAGTCGTATTGAGGGATGGCGGTCGGGGCTGGCCCCGGAGCAGCCGGTGAAGTGGTCGGCGTTGTCGAGTCGTTCGTCGGTGTAACAGGCACTGATGAGTTGGGAGTTTGAGCGACCGGTGCCGCTGTGGGAGCTGCTGGAGCAGCTGTTGGCACTGTCGCGGGAGACGGAGCCGCCGCTTGAGCAACAGTCTGGGCAGTGGTTTGCGGAGCAGTCTCAGTCTTCGTTTCAACTGTCTCTACCGTTGAAACCTCGGCGTCAGTAATTGCTTCCAACGGTAGCCGGAAAATCGCATAGGCGAGGTCCTGCACCAATTGCTTTGCCTCCATTGCGTTGTTTGCGGTGATGGTAATTGAGATAGGCAAGGTATTATCCTCCTTCATGTAGTGGTATAATGAAGACAGGTTTGATAATTTTGTGGCCGTCTTTTTAAAGGCGGCTTTTTTAAATGGACTCTCTCCATTCCTGAATTGTTTGGTACAGTTGCACTACAAACGGTTGTTTCTTTTTGAACTGCTCCATTTGTGCCTCATCCAATTGTGAAATCCCATATTTGCTATTCAAGTCCGCCATCATAATTTCCAGCCGTTTGCTGCGGTCTTCAACCGGACCGGCCAGGATGGAGTGCAGGCGGCTTGTCCAGCCGAGCATTTCGCCGACAGTCAATTGACATCACCCCCTCCCAAGGCTTGTCCACCGCGCCGGGTTCATCGATACCCGGCGGCTTCGAGTCGGCGATTAAGTTCCGCCTTGTACTTCATTAACCTGTCGAACCGGTAAGGATTGCGCTGATGCTGCGGGCGCCGACTATAATCGGCCGCCTTGCGCGTATAAAATTGGATGCGGTGGATGTGTTCGGTCACTGTTATCCCTCCTTTCGATGGGGCTTGTCCACCACATCATCCCCTCGGCTGCTCCCGAAGCCAGGTCAGCAAAAACTCCTTCGTCTCCTGAGCTGGGAACAACCATTTGCCGCCGACTTTGTATTTGGGCATTCTTGGGTCATAGAAAAATTTTTCTAAGATGGTGTTCCAGGACAGACAGGTGCGGCGCATGAGTTCTTTGCTGTCCCAGAACACCAGCTCGGCATCAATTTCTTTGAGTTTTTGCTCGATTTTTTCAAGCAATAGTTGCCTGACTTCTTGTTCGTCGATTTGCACGGTGAGCAAATTCGTCACCTGCCTTGTTATATGTCGCATCTATGCGACAAAGTTCGTAAAAAAAATGTCCATAACTTCTTGGGTGGATAAAGATAATTCCCGGCTGATCGATTGTGCCTCTTTGACTGTGAACGAACCGTCTTTCATTTTTCTGTACAGTGTCGCGCGATCAATACCGATCCGTTCAGCTAGTTGCCCAATCGTCAAACCGTTTTCCACAATTTTACCGCGTAACTTGTTGATGTTCATGTTCACCACCCTCTTGTTGTTTTGTCGCGGATATGCGACTGTCTATATAT